TTAGCTTCCAATGGTGTAATGTTCATGATAAACCCCCTGAAAATATAATTTATTTCGATACATTTCAAATCTATGGCATGCAAATTCATATTCGACATTAAAAGTATTTGCAATTACTATCGGCGATGCATTATCAATTTGCTGGAGCATAAAGGTAGGAACAGATAAGTGATAACTAAAATTATTCGCTTGCCATTCCTGTAATTGCAGAAATAAGATAGGAATAAATTCCTGCCGTCCTTCGTGCCAAAAGAAATGACATAACTCATGAGCGAATTCTTGCCATTGTTCCTGCATGGTTTCTTTTAGCTCTAATGACATTACGTATCTTCCCTTATAACAATCAAGTTCGCTTGAATAATTCCAATATTGCACTTTTATACCCAATTGCTTTGATATGTTTTCTATATTAAGCTGTCGAGGACTTTGAATATCTAAATATTTGAGTAGCTTATAAACAAATTCCTCTGCCCTGGTGTAAGTTAACATATGATCCCCCTTAAAACAGACAATCAAACAGAATATATGTTCTATTTATGGTTATAAGAGAAGGTGCACAAAACTTGTACACCTTATAATAATGTTATTATTGCAATTGATCAGATGGAATTTTCCATATTGCTTTTCCTGATTTGAATGGATTAGAAAAGTGTAGCTCATAAGAGTCTGACTTTGGAACATCGAAAGGAATTTCTCCTCTAAGTGTTCCGCCTGGTTCTATTGATCCATCAAATTGTGCTTTTACGCCTTCAGTTAAAATTGTAGTAGTATATGCATAACCATCAGCATCTTTTAACTCTACATTCATAATAGAGGACATTGTTTGTTCTTCCTCGGTATTGTTTTCTGCTGTTAAATTAACTACAACAAATTGTTCTTCTTGTGGTTCGTCAAAATCTCCACCTGGTTCGATCCTAGCTTCATTTAATGTGATTTTCATACCGTCAAATTCAACAGCATCACCAATAGCTAGTTCTTGTGTTTTAGGCTTTTCTTTCTCTTTTTCTTCTGCGGAATCATCTTTAGCGCTTTCTGTGTCTGTATCCGCGTCTGCCTCTTTAATTTCAGATTCACCACATGCAGCTAACATGAAAATTAGCATCATTGTAAAGGAAAAAAATAAAACCTTTTTCATATTAATTAACCCCTTTGCTTGCCTAAGCAGCTATTTTCTTTTCTTTGTCTTTCTTGAAAACGCCCATTAATCCAGCTATTCCAATCATAATTGCTGAAATCAAGTAGAACATAGAGATACTTATTAAACCACCGACAGCGGAAATCAATAATAATATACCTCCGACCTTAGCCTTTGATTTAACTACAACTGATCCAACAATAGCTAATGCAGAAAATAAGAAGCCTGCCCAGCCTAGACCAATTACATCGCTTGTGCCAGATTCACTAAACGCAGCATCTACTCCCCCAATGAATAGGGCTATAATAGACCCAATAAAACCGAAAATACCGCCGATTAGACCCAGTACAAATTCACTAGTACGCATGCATACGACCCCCTTTAAGAATTTAATTTATATGTAATCCATACAAATGCATGCTAAATAACATGCATTTGCACAGTGATTACCCTAGTCGTCAAATTCCTTAAATGCTTCCCAAACCTTTTTTAATCGCAGTAAATCCTCTTCGGAGGACTCTGGTAGTTTTTTATACCATCTTTTAAGTTCTTCACTATGACGAAATGCCTCGAACGCTTCGTCTTCAGTCATGTGTGGTTGGTCCGATCTACCTAACAGGTAGTCAGTTGTCACTTCGAAAAAGTCAGCTATCTTGTTCAATGTTTCATAATCTGGATTCCTGAAACCTCTTTCGTAATTGGAAATACTTTGATTTGGGATATTTAATTTTTTAGCTAATTGTAATTGTGATAGATTCTCTCTTTCTCTTAGATGTCGCATCCTTTTACCTAGCATGATTAGTCCTCCTAATATACTAATTGTATAATATTATTCGTTTCGAATAAATAATTTCTTCAAAAAGTATAAAATAGTATTGACTTCTTCGATTCGTTTATGTATTCTTGTTATAGAACTTCTTCGAAACGTGTAAATACGGGGGTGATCAAATGAGTATTAATAAGAGAGTTCGTCAGATTCGAAAGTCAAAAGGAATTACAGGAACCTTTGTTGCAAAAAAGCTGGGAATTGCCGTTCAAACATACAACGGTTACGAACTAGGTCGTAGAAGTATAAAAGCTTCTACTTTGGAGGAAATAGCTAAGATTCTAAATGAACCAATAGAAAAATTTTTTGAAGATGATTTACACGAAACGGAGAAATTAGAACAAATTATCTAGAAAGTAATCAAATTAATTTCATCATCTTCACATCCAAGTATCAACATCTAAATGAGCGGAGCATGCCATGATCTATCAATTGTGATAGGGAGCAGCGCCAATAGTTAACGCCATGACGTTAGGTGCTGATACTTGGATGTGAAAATTCAAAGGTGATGATAACAAGGAGGTAATCATAATTAATCAATTAACAAAAATGTTTGAAGGTCAACAATTAAGGATCATCGAGCAAAATAACGAACCTTGGTTTGTAGCAAAAGATGTATGCGACATTTTAGAAATTAAAAACCCTACTGATGCATTAAAAAGACTAGACGAAGATGAACGGTCTAGATTCAATCTAGGTCGTCAAGGATACGCAAATGCAGTCAATGAGTTCGGGCTTTATACCTTGGTTTTGGGTAGTCGCAAAGAAGAAGCAAAACAATTTAAAAGATGGATTACACATGAAGTCATTCCTTCTATTAGAAAAACAGGTTCATACGGAATCGATACAACACAACTAAGCCCTGAATTACAAATGATGAATCAAATGTTTAAAGCAGTTGCTCAAAACGAACTTGAAACAAAAGAAGCAAAAAGACTAGCTACTGAAGCAACCCAATCAGTTAATAACATTTCAAACATCGTATCGATGGACAATGTCGGTTGGAGAGGTAAAACAGATGCTGTTCTTAAAAAGATATCCAGAAAGTGGTCTGGTGTTGAACCTTATAGAAGTGTTAGGAATCTGAGTTACGAGCGATTTGAAAAACGTACAGGTTGTAAATTAGACATTCGTCTTAACAATAGAAAGGAACGTGCTTCAGGACGAGGAATGACCAAATCCTACGTTAACAAGATTAATAAGTTGGATGTAATTGCAGAGGATAAACGACTTGTTGAGATTTACATCCAAGTAGTTAAAGAAATGGCTATCCAATTCAAAGTTGATATAAACGATTTCAAGGAGGTTATTTAAATGCCAGTCACAACATTCTCAGATGAAGAAGTTCAATCATTCGTAAGCGAAATCAAAAAACAGTTAGTACCTGTTTTGTTACAAGAGTTAGAACAAAAACAATTACCTCCTTTGCTCACTAGAAAACAATTCATGGAAATCGTAGATATTGGGCCTACTAAGTGCAATGAGTTGTTTAATAGAGAGGATTTCCCAGTCAATAGAGAGTTAGGTCACCCGAGGGTAGTGACGAAGTTATTCTTTGACTGGGTTAATGAAACTACTAATGCGGATGAGGTGGGACTTAAATATCGTTACAAGGTCATTTAGATAACACCGAGTGGGGATCGGTAATTACATTATAAAACATCAACCAATAGAATACTGTTCACCCTTGGAACATGTTCCACCATGGAACCGGGGGAGGTGAAACAAATGGAATTAGGAACTACATTACGCAGAATGAGAAGGAATGCTGGGTATAGTCAAGAGTTTTTCTCTGAAAAGATGCATATGTCCCGTAGCAATATTTCGAAGCTTGAAAGCAACAAATTAGATATACGGGGCAGGGACTTAATCAGATGGGCACAAGAAACAAATTCGCAAGATATTTTAATTGCTCTTGTATGCAATGTAGATGTAGCAAGTGCAGGTCAAATGATAGCCGATACATTGCAATCTGTAGGGACTATCTTGTTAGGAGGTCTTATATGAAAAAGGCAAATGATAATTATGCCGTTTTATTAGGAGCAATACCATTATTTTTCATCATTATTAATCACATTTAGGAGGGGTTATATGAAACTCGAAAATCATTTTTTACAAGCTGATATATCAAAAGCAAGTGAAGAATTTTACCGTTCTTTGGGATTGCTATCATCCATTATGAATCATGTGAATGAAGGAAATCTTTCAAAAGCGAAACACCTTTCTACGGATTTAACAATGTCACTTCACAAAATGGAAAAAATGAGCAGCGATAAGTACAACACAGATCAGTTTCATTCAGTTATACAAGATTTAGTTAACAGCGGTGCAAGCTTTCAAATAGTAAGGGATAAACTCTATGGATGAAAAAGCACATGTAATTAAAATCTGGATCGCTTTTGTTGGAATGATTGTATTTCTTGAATATGCACTAATTACAAGTTAGGAGGGATAAGGTGGAACATCCTTTAATCGCAAGAATTATGGATACTGGTTATCCAGTAATGAACCATTTAAGGAATGAAAACACTGTAGATGCTCTAGGGAATGATGTTTTCCCCGAAGATGAAATTTTAGTTCTAGAAGGTCAATTTTTCTTAGTTGATTCATTGAGTGAAGAATCGAAAGAAGTGTTGGAATTGTTGGGAGCAACTTATGAAGAAGCGCAATAAAAAGAACCCACTGCAATGGGTTCAAATAATTGATCGGTGAAATCAATTAAACTATGCCTTCATTATACTTCACTAGTGATGTAGGAGCAAGGGAGGAATTAAACAATGGCTAAAAGCACAGTAGAAATGAGCCATCAAGAATGGCTACAAGAACGCACAAAAGGGATTGGTGGAAGCGATGCTTCCATCATCCTTGGATTAAACAAATACCGTACACCTTTCGAATTGTGGCTAGAGAAAACAGGTCAATCAACTGTAGAAGATACAGCTGGAGAAGCTGCTTACTTCGGGAACTTACTAGAGGATATGGTGGCAAAAGAGTTTGAAGTTCGGTCAGGAAAGAGAGTACGTAAAAACAACTTCATGTTACAGCATCCAGAACATCCTTTTATTATGGCTAACATCGACAGGAAGGTTGTTGGAGAAAATGCACTTCTAGAGTGTAAAACCGCCAGCATGTTTCTAGCTAAAGATTGGGATAGTGAAGAAATTCCTGAAGCCTACCTGGTCCAAGTTCAACATTATTTAGGTGTTACAAGTTACGAAAAGGCATATATCGCTGTATTAATTGGCGGTCAAAAGTTTGTCTGGAAAGAAATTGAACGTGATGAAGAATTGATTCAAATGATAATCGATGCTGAGGTCCATTTCTGGAATCACCATGTACTAGGGAATAATCCGCCAGCATTAGATGGTTCTAGCTCTGCTGAGAAGTTTCTGAAAGAACGTTATGCCGAAACAGAAGAAGGAAAAACCATTGATCTTGGCTTTGACTATAAAGAAAAGTTGGACAACCTATTGGAATTGAAAGCCAATATAAAGCAATTACAAGAACTGCAAAAACAAACGGAAAATCAGATCAAAAAAGAGCTTGAAGATGCAGAAACAGGGTTTGTAAAAAATTATCAAGTGGATTGGAAGCGAGTAAAACAAAATAGGGTGGACAACAAGCTTTTAAAGAGTAAATACCCTGATGTTTATAACTCAGTGTTAAAACAAACCACATACCGTAAATTTAACGTGAAGGAGATCGGATAATATGGCTACAAATTCAAGTGTGAAAAATCAAATCGCTAATAAAAATCAAGGGAACAATGCGGTCAACCCTAATAATTTAGGACTGAAACAATTACTAAGTACACCAACAATGAGAAAGAAATTTGATGAAGTGCTTGATAAGAAAGCACCACAATTCATGTCATCATTATTAAACCTATATTCAAATGATTCTTATCTTCAAAAAGCTGAACCGATGTCGGTTGTAACAAGCGCTTTAGTAGCAGCTACATTAGATTTACCTATCGATAAAAACTTAGGTTATGCCTGGATTGTTCCATACGGCGGAAAAGCACAATTTCAACTAGGTTATAAAGGTTACATTCAATTAGCACTTAGAACAGGGCAATATCGGAATATTAACGTGATTGAGGTTTATGAAGGGGAGCTACAGTCTTTTAATCGTTTAACAGAAGAAATGGAGCTTGATTTTGAACAGAAACAATCGGACAAGGTAATTGGCTACACAGGATATTTTGAATTAATTAATGGCTTTAGAAAGACAGTTTATTGGTCTAAAGAAGCAATTGAGAAACATAAGAAAAAGTTTAGCAAGTCAGATTTTGGTTGGAAGAAAGATTGGAATGCCATGGCAAAGAAAACAGTTATTCGTAACATGCTGAATAAGTGGGGTATTCTCTCTATCGACATGCAGAAAGGCATTGTAGAGGACAATAAAGATCCTATCGAAAAAGCTAATGAATTTGATGAACAGGACATTATAGATGCTGATTTTTCAGAGATTAGTGATGATGCACAATAAATCAAATGTGCGCCTGCCTGAGTGGATATTCGAGCAGGCGCAAAATAAAGAAGAGATCAAACGTCTGGTATTAGATTATATGCGTAGGTATCCAGGTTATACCATTTTGAAGGTATCAGGTAGGTTTGCGGTTTGTGAAATTAATAGGTAAGTGGAGGGGGTGAAGTGATGCAAGGATGGATTAAGTTGCATCGCCAGTTATTAGGAAGTCCAATATTTCAGAACGAGAAACTATTAAAAGTGTTTGTATATTGCCTGTTAAAGGCTACTCATTCGGATCACCAACAATTAGTCGGCAAGCAAACAGTTTCTTTAAAACCAGGGCAATTTGTATTTGGGAGAAGAAAAGCTGCAATGGAATTAGATATGAAAGAGTCTACAGTTAGAGACTACATGAAAGTATTGAAAAACGACAACGCAATCACTATCACCCCCACCAACAAATTTAGCATTATAACCATTGTGAATTGGGAGGTTTATCAATCCAAAGAGGATAATAACCGACAACAAAATGACAACAAAATGACAGCAGAACGACAGCAGAATGACACAAACAAGAATGAAAAGAATGATAAAGAAATATCTACTACTACAAATGACGCGATCGTTTTTTATCAAAATAACTTTGGAATAATACGACCACATATGACTGAAGAAATACTGGGTTGGATAAATGATTTTGGAGATGACATGGTGATTGAAGCTTTAACCAGGTCGTTGGATCGTAATAAACCTAACTGGGGATATGCAAAAAGTATACTACAGTCTTGGGCGAATAAAGGAATTAAGAATCTAGAGCAAGCAAAAGCAGAAGAAATAGAACACAAGAATCAACAATCTACAAAAAAGCCCTATTATCCTAGGCAGTCAAAAGAGGTTGTTCCTGAATGGTTTAACAATCGAAATAGAAAAATACATGAGCAGGAGAGTAGTGAGGAAGACCAAGAGGATGTTGCTGCGATGTTAGCTAGATTTAAGGCAGGTGGTGGATAAATGAATACAGCAAACACATCGAATATTCCACTTTTACCCAGGAGTGGAGAACATGAATTCATTCTTGAGGATCTAGAACTAGTATTTAGTAAGAGGCAACTAAAGAACATTGTTAGTCAATGGAACTATGGTAGAAGCATTGAAAAGATCGCTGAAATCAATTCTAGGAATGAACATGAAATATTTTTAGCTCTATATGACCAAGCACGAAAAGAAAATATAAATCGTCCGTTTGCTTATCGGATGGGTGGGGGTGGTATAAAATGATTCAATTTACCATACCAGGAAAGCCGGTACCAGCTGTCAGAATGACTCAAAAGAGCATGTATAAAAATAAGTACGCACAGCGTTATCTGGTCTATAAAAGACAAGTTGGATGGATTGCTAAGCAGCATATGAAAGGAAAACCGATTGAGGGGCATGTGGGCGTTAATTTAACGCATTATATACATGGAAACAGGGCTGACATCGACAACCTATTCAAAGGCGTGACCGATGCTCTCAATAAGATCGTGTACAAGGATGATAGCCAGATTAAAGAAATGGGATCAAGAGTTATTCCTTGCGAAAAAGAACAACAACGGACCGAGATTGAAATATATGAATTGGTTTCTTATGGAAATATAGCAAATTAAAACATATCTGCCGATTCTGGGAGTTTAATTACTAGATTAGTAGATTTATTCATTTCAATAATACAAACGCTCAGGTTGGCTTTAAATTCTAAATATCGAGTGGGGGCAAAACATATGAGATTAAAAAAACTTCCATTCAAAGAAGGGAAGCTTAATGTCGATATAGAAAATGAGGATATGCCTTTTGTTGTCGTATATTGTCAAGGAGAGGCGAAATTAACGTATTTACCTGACCATGGTGAGACAAAGGTTATTACACATCAAGGAAGGGTGAAAAGGGTTAAATTTGATGAGGGGGAAGAGTTTTGAATGATAAATTAAATTTTATAATAGATAACTATCAAGATTTCTATAAAAATCAAAAAAACGGAGAAGGCAAGAGTTTAGATAAAGAGATGAAAGAAATTATCAAGGATAAACTACCTAATGAAATAGTGAATTTAATGAATTTAGATACTTTTTTATACATGGTGGAAGGTTCCTACGGTATGGGAAACTATACTGAAACTCCTTGGGTCTCAATTTTTGATAGGTCTATAACCAAAACTGCACAAAAAGGGTTTTATATTGTTGTTGTATTTAGAAAAGATATGTCAGGTTTTTATGTATCTTTGAATCAAGGTACTACTTATTTAACTAAAAGGTTTAAAGGGAAGCACCCAAGAGATAAGATGAGAGAGGTTGCTAGCAAGTTACGAGAAGAATTAGACATACCTCATAATGAATTAACTGCTATAGACTTAGATTTAATTTCAAAAACAACTAATGCAAAGAACTATGAAGCAGCAAATATTTGTGCTAAATACTTTAGTTATAAAAATATGAATGACAGTAAATTAATAACCACTTTATCCATATTAATGGATTTATTAGATAATATAAAAGAATTAATAGGTAGAAAAAGCATAGATGATTTTGTAGATGAATTATTAATAAAGGAGGAAATAGAAGATTTGAAATATCAAGAAGATATTTTATTATCAAAGGCGACAAATACAAGTGAGAGCCCACAAAAGAAACCTAGTCTTAATTCTTACATTAAGGAATCTTGGAATAGAGATTCGTCAATTGCAAAAGAGGCTATTATAAATGCAAAATTTTTATGTGAAGTTGATAAAACTCATGACACTTTTAAATCTTTATTATCTAAAGAAAACTACGTTGAAGCTCATCATTTAATACCGATGAATAAGCAGAATGAGTTTGAATACAGTGTTGATGTCCCGGGAAACATAATTGCCCTTTGTCCAAATTGTCATAGGGCTATTCATTATGCTGAAAAGACATTCAGAAATAAATTATTGAAAAGCTTATATAGTCAAAGAAAGGAAAAATTAAAGAAGTTTGGGCTAGATATTACCATAGAAGAATTAATTGATTGTTACTAAAGGGGGAGTATTTCAATGAATAGTTCTTCTCTTATAGAAAGTGTTATATTAGTAGTCATATTATTTAGTCTTTGCACTCATTTGATTAATAGTTGTTATTCAAGGGCGAGTGTGAAAATACTTCGAGAAACGAGAAACTTTAAAGAAAAAGTTCTATACTTTTTCTTCCCTATGTTTGAGCTTATTGATTACAGAAGATTAGTTAGTATTAAAATTAATTTAAAACAAAAAGATTATGCTGAAATTGAAAGTTTAAGAGCAGCTATTAATAGTGAATTAGAAAGGTTAAAACACTTTGCCCCGATGGGCATAATTATTACTCTAATTGTAACTACTTTTTTTGCTATTTTTAGTAACTTGATTCCAACGGTGAATGGCTGGAATAGGAGTGTAAGTAGTTTAGCTTTACAACAGAAAATTAAATCTCTGGAAAATCAAGGGCATTCAAATGAAGATATAGCAAATTCCTTATTAAATGACTTTGAGGTTGATGAGGATTTTGGTGAATTACTGCAAAATAGGGTGAATAATTTTTTTATGGATATTCTTAAAACGAATTTTCAGGTGTTTTTATTTGTATTAATTTTTTTGGTTTTATTTTGGATAAATCACCAAATAAGAATATCAAGATTATTGAAACTTAAGTATATTATGGATGAATTATAGACATATATGAAAGAAATTGAGAATTATAAAAACAGTTCTACCAGCTAACTGGAGGACACTGAATGACAGCAATAAGCTGCCGTTTGGTGTCCTTTTTAAATTTTTTCTAAAAAAGAAAGGGTGAGAAAATGTTTAATTTTATCGTTCTTGTAGTTGCAGTTCCTTCACTTGTTGTCTCGATTTTTGTATTGTTTTCCAATCTTCATCACTAAGCGTAATAACTTTTGAATAATGTTTGTAGTATTTTCTTGTTGCTGCATATGGATTCTTTCTTAGGGTTTTAATCGCAAACTTAATATCTACAATAAAGGTTTTTGTGCTTGGGTGTACCAGCGTTTCGAACCTCTTTAAGCTGTTTGCAGGAACGATACCATAGTTTGAATACAAAGGATTAAAATTTGCAGTAGTACCAAGCTTATCGTTAATTGCTAGTAATTTCTTGCCATCAAATTCAGGACGAATTGCGAATTGATAAAAACTAGGAAGCAAGTTGTGCGTAAGTCCGTCGTATAAAGTAATGTCAAAGAAACCAATATCTTTTGGAGACATATTTAGAACTTTGAAGACGATAAAACCTGATGTAGTTTGGCCAGGGTATACGGGATCTTTATCAAATGTCTCAACCCTATCAACCAACCCTGAATATTCAATAGTGACATCTAGTCTTTTTCTATTTAACCAAAAAGTTAAAAAAGAAATCACCAATGATATGCAGGAAATTAATAAAGAAATAATATTCGAATCTAGTAAAAATCTTAACAAATGAACACCCCTTTTCCGCGTATAAAAATTACTTTATCAGATTTCAAATATTTTTTAAAAATTAAGCGTTAGGAAACAAGCGATACGTTGGATTTGGGTTATACAATTTGGTGTCCTTTTTTTTACTACAAAATCATAGTTGCAACAAAAATGCCTAAAAACAGATTACTTTGCAACCGAGTGGGAGGAATCGAGATGGTATTAGCATTTCAAATCATTGGATTAATCATTATTTTATTTTCGTGGATCATCGCTTGTTATGAATCGGATAAGAAAAGACAAGAGAATATGGCATTTATTACCGCAATTGCTATGGCTCTAATTTTCGCAAGTTTGGTGTGGCTGTAATGTTTCAATGGGAAATCAGCAAGTACAGAAAAGATAAACGAGTGGGCGCTTTATTCTCCTGTGAAACGGAGCGAATATGTTAAATATCTTTTTAATGTGGGGGTTGGGTTTAATGAACAAAAAAGAGATTGAAAATACATTAAGAGATTATAAATGGATGATAAATGAGATTAAAAGACAGCGCGAGTTCTTGAAGGATGCAGGAACTAATTTAGTAGCTCAATCAGGTATCGAATCAGCTATGCCAAAAGCTCAAGGTGGTACCAGTGATCCTGTTGCTCGTGAGGTTGTTCGTAGAGATAAAAAATACACATGGGTTAATCGTTTAGAAAGAAAAGTAACATACATTCAAGAACGTATACCAGCTATATCAAATGAACGGGAACTAGCTGTATTAGAATGTTTATTAGATGGCATGAGTATGAGAGCAATTAGTAATCACATGGGTTTATCTGAAAGGCACATATTTAGGATAAGGGATGCAATCGTGTCACAGATGGCAGACATGTCATACTTGTCGCACATAATGACAGAAGAAAAACGCTGTGTGTAAAATGGATGGCAGGACGGGCAGGCAAAATCTTCCGTCCAAAACACTATGTATAGTCCGTTCAGGCATAGGTCATTATCGCATGACATGAAATAACAATCCTGTCGGATTTGTTGCCTTGTCGATAACCTAGAGTCGATGAGGAATTATTTACGATATATTGTACTAGGTATGTAAATAATGCACCTGAGTTCAATTGGCTTGGGTGCTATTATCCATTTGTAGGGGCCTATAATTAATATAAAAATTTTAATACACTGATCGAGTAAAAGAAAAAAATTACAATAAATACAAAAATTATACAAAAAAAGAAGGATTTAGTAAAAAAAGATAGAATTATATATATGATAGCTATCAAGAATACAAAAAAGGAGATGTTATTATGTTTAAAAAGGTTGCGTCCGTAATCTTGTCATTGGTTATGGTCATTTCGTTTGTAACGCCGAGTTTACATGCGTCTGCAAATGAAAGCCAAGAATTAGGTGTAACTAAGAAAGAGGTAGAAAATACGGGGATTTTGGTTGATTCTATTAACGAGTTAGATCAAAAATTGGATATGGAAAATCTATCATCGAATTCTCAAGGAGAAATAAATAAACTAAGTAAAGAAGCAAGGGAACTGTATAATGCTATTGTGAGTTATGAAGATCAAAAATCTACTCCTTTAACAGGAGATGACACTTTAACAGTGTTAAGTAGTCATATAAATAAATTAAATAGTGGAATTAACAAAATTGAAGAACCTACTGTAAAACCAATGGGTGTTATAAATTATAAAGAATATAAAATTAGTAATTCCAAAATACAGAAACTAGTTAAAGCAGCAGGATTAAATGGTGGATTTTGGGCTACTGCTACAGCTATAGCTAAGGTTTTTGGTAAAAGCCCAACTGCTTTAACATTAATGCTAGGAGCAGTACCAGTGTTAGGTGTATCAGGACTAAATATGTGTAATTCTAAAAACAAAGGTGTTATCATTACAAAAATAGGGTCAGGGGCTACAAATTCTTACTCTTGTAGATCTCAATAATAAAAACAGTGTGAGCTAGTCAAAAAGCTCACACTGTTTTTATTTATTTCTTACTTGTTTTGATATGAATTCACTAGCAAAAAAAACTATTAAACCCGTTATTAACAACAAAAAGGAATTTATTTCTATACTCTTGTTGAATAAATCAAGAATACTATTTATTAATAAAAATCCTGACCAATAAATAAATGAACAATAAAAAGCAATATTTATACTTGTTTTATCTGCATTTTTGCTTGATTTAAAAAACAACAAAACTTCCCCTTTCAGTGATGTATTTTTAATGTTGTATACAGCGTAGCATTAATTATAACATTTTTAAAACTTGTTTTTTGAGTGTACAGGCATTAATCCAAAAAATTTACGAAAGGTTAAAAACCATACATGCAACAGGCTATTTTCAATTATATTATATTACTACAAGGGGGTAGGGTGATGACATAAATGGGTAAATTAACTACAAAACAAGAGTTATTCTGTCAGGAATACATTGTTGATCTAAACGCTACTCAGGCAGCTATTAGAGCAGGTTATAGTGAAAAAACAGCTAGGCAGACAGCTGCGAGATTGTTAACAAAAGCTAACATTTCCGCGCGTGTGAAAGAATTAAAAGATAAGCGTGCTGAGAAATTAGAACTTGATGCGTATTGGGTATTGAAGCGACTAAAAGATATTTCAGATCGTTCTATGCAGGCTGAACCAGTAGAAGAATGGGATCCGAGTATAGGGGAAATGGTTTCAACTGGTGAATATCAATTCGATAGCAACGGAGCTAATAAAGCCACAGAATTGATTGGTAAGCATATTGGTATGTTTGATCCTAAATTAAAATTACAGCTTGAAGCACTTCAAATTAAGAATGAGAAAACCAAGAAAGAAACAGAATTCATTGAAGAGCGCACCAAGCTTATTAAAGGACAATCCAAGGATACTAGCTTGTTAGATGTACTTATCGATACGGTGAAGAATGATGAATAAAAATATAACAAATATTTTGAAGTATCTCCGACGATGCGGTAAAATGGCATTAGAGGTGATACTTATGGAGAAGTGGGTGAATTTAAAATACGAAGGTTACGAACGGTACCAAATAAGCAATTTTGGCAGTGTTATAGGCATGAAGGGGAGAATGAAGAGCAGAGCAAATGCTAGAGGATATTTCATCATTGGATTAAGGAAACCAAATGACAGAAAGCAAAGAATGTTCTCCATCCATAGATTGGTCGCAGAACACTTCATTGATAATCCATATGGAAAGAATTATGTTAATCACATCGATGGAGACAAGAGCAATAATACAGTCGATAATCTTGAATGGGTTACACAATCAGAAAACCAAATACATGCCTATACAACTAATTTACAAGTTAAAACTCCTGAACAAGTTGAAAGAATGAAATATTACGCTAAAAAGAAGCGCAGACCCATAAGGGTAGTCAATAAAAAACTTGGTATTGATAAGACTTTTGAAAGCATTAAAGATGCAAGTGAGCATATAGAGTGTAACGAAAAAACATTAAGAAACACTCTCAAAGGTAGAAATAAATCACGATTGGGTTATGAAGTGTTTTACTTAGATGAATCCTAGGGGGGTGGTTTTTGGGTGTCTAGAAAAATAAAACTATCTGATAAACAAAGGGCGCTTGTTAAAGCGCCTTTTAATGTTGGTCTTGAGGTTCAAGAGGGGACACCTCGATAACCGTTCTGGAAAGACAACAGGCGTGCACTTTCGTTTAGCTTATCTTTACACAATTTCAAGAGACTCCAACCATTTAGTGAGTGCTTACAACCAAGAACAGGCTTTCCGATTATTCATCGATGGTGATGGAACAGGGTTAATGCACATCTTTGGTGATCTTGCTCAAATTAAGCATGATGAGCATGGAGATCATTTAGAGATCCACACACCTAAAGGAATTAAAAAGATTTATTACAAAGGTGGAGCAAAAGCAAATAGTGTTGGAGCTATCACTGGTATGTCATTAGGAAGTGTAGCATTTGGTGAGATTAATTTGCTGCATATGTCGTTTATACAAGAATGCTTTAGGAGAACCATGGCAGCACAAGACCGATACCATATTGCAGACCTGAACCCACCTGCACCTAATCATCCAGTCATAACAGATGTATTTGAGGTACAAAATACACGCTGGACTCATTGGACCATACAAGATAATCCGATTATTAGCGAAGAACGAAAAAAGGAAATCTATGAAACGCTTATAAAGAATCCATATTTGCTTGATCGTGATTGGCATGGAAAACGAGTAATGCCAGAAGGCGTTATTTATTCCATGTTCAATACAGAAGTGAATCAGATTCCAGCTTTATTAGGAAACCCTTATGAAATGTATTTTGTTGCTGATGGTGGGCAGTCTGATGCTACTTCATGTAGCTGTAATATCGTTACATTTTATAATGGTAAATTCAGATTGAATCGAGTAGCTAACTATTACCATAGTGGTGCTGAGACAGGTCAAATAAAGGCTATGAGTACATACGCCAAAGAGATTAAAGAATTTATTCATTGGTGTGTTGAAAAGTTTGAAATGAGATTCACAGACGTATTTGTGGATCCTGCCTGTAAATCATTAAGAGAAGAGCTTCACAAAATCCAAATAGATACAAGTAGAGCGGATAACAATGCTTCGGATTCTAAAAAACAAGGTGGCGGTATTGAGGTTGGTATAGAGCGATTCCAGAACTCTATAACAAATGCACAATTCTTTTTAGTCGAAAATGATACGTATGATCATTATAACTTTATCAAAGAAATTGGGATGTACGTCCGAGATGACAACGGTAATCCAATTGATGAATTTAACCATGCTCTCGATGAGGCACGCTATAGTAACAATCACTTTTATAAAAATTATGTACTGTAGGTGGTGAGGCGATGTTCAAACGTTTAATAAATGCTGTGAAAGGAGGGCTTTATCGATTGGGGATAATTAAAGGGATTGAGAAAATAAGCAGTCATAAAAAGATATCTATTAACCAAGAAATGTACAACAATATAGATATTTGGAAGGCGCTGTATAAAGGGTACTATTCGGAATGGCATGATATTGAATATCAAACCATTAGCGGTAAGAAAAACAGGAAAATGGATACCTTAATGATGGCAAAAACAGCAGCCGCAGAAATGGCCAGTCTAGTATTTAATGAAAAGTGCGCTATTAGTATTGGAGACGGTAAAAATAAAACTTCTGAATTTATTGAAGAAGTATTTAAAAAGAACAAGTTTTATAAAAAGTTTCAAGATCATTTAGAGTATAAATTTGCCCTTGGCGGTATGGTCATTAAGCCATATGTTAAGGAAGGCAAGATCATGCTCTCTTTTGTTAGTGCGGATTGTTTCGTTCCTATATCTTGGCATAACGATACTATAACCGAAGGCGTTTTTGTTAGTGAATACAAAAAGGACAACAAAAAATATACACATCTAGAATGGCATACTTGGGAAGGCAATACGTACTACATTACCAATGAATTATATGAATCAAATGGTGATGAATTAGGCGTGAAAGTCTCTTTGTCTATCCTATTCCCAGACTTACAAGAAATAGTAGCCATAAATAATTTAAAGAAATCCTTGTTCACATACTTTAAACCGAACACTGCAAACAACATTGATATTCAATCACCATTAGGAATCTCTATTTATGCTAATGCTTTAGATACTATGAAAGCTATTGATACCGCATTTGATAGCTTTAATAGAGAATTCAGGTTAGGGAAAAAGCGTATTATCGTTCCTTCTCATATGGTTAAAACAGTGGTAGATCCGAGAACTCAAGAAATGCATAGGTATTTTGATGATACGGACGAGACTTTTGAGGCAATGAAGTTTAGAGATGATGAAGAAGGTATAAAAGACATCAATGTTACGCTTCGTGTTGATGAACATATATCTGGAATCAATGCTTTATTAAATCTATTTGCAATGCAGACAGGTTTTTCTGCTGGAACATTTTCATTTGATGGGCAAAGCGTTAAGACAGCTACAGAGGTAATCAGTGAGAACAGCAAGACCTTTAAATCAAAGAAATCACATGAAACGATTATCGAAGAAGGTTTACAGGAGTTAATTCAATCTATTATTGAAGTAGCTAAACTATATGAATTATTTAAAGGGGATGAGGAACAAGAAATAACCGTAACCTTTGATGATTCTATAGTGGAAGATAATGCAGCAGAACAAACAAGACAAATACAATTGGTTAACAACAAATTACAATCAAAAAAGCGAGCTATCATGGAAATACATGGCATGTCAGATAAAGAAGCTCTTGAGCTGATAAAAGAGATTAACGAGGAAAACAAAACGGCCAATGCTGAGGATATAGATTTCTTTGGAACTGGCGGGAGTAAGTAATGGATAAACGTAAACTACAGAAGCTATCTAAGCCAGTCACAGACGTTTATTTATCTATCGAGGAACAAATACTCTTGAATATTGCTAAACGCCTTAGGAAGCATGATTCTTTACTCAATAAAGATATTGAAGCGTGGCAATTGAAATCACTAAATGAAATAGAATCCCTGAATAAGCAAAACATGGAACTTTTAACAAAGCATTCAGGAAAAACAAGTGAAGAGATCATCAAAGCATTAGAAAAAGCTGGTTATGGCTCTTTATTGGATATGGAATCAATTCTAGAAGATGGAGCCAAAAGAGGGAAACTCAATGAAGCACCACCTATTAAATCAAGTGAATCTTTGCTTCAAGTACTAGAACAGTATGAAAGACAAGCGAAGAATAGCTTTAATCTAGTTAATTCAACGATGTTAGATCAATCCAAAATGGCTTATTTAGACATTGTAAACCAAACAACAGGCGAAGTTTTAGCAGGTGTAACTACAGCTCAACAGGCATTAAGAAAAACAGCTAGTAAATGGGCTGAACAAGGTGTTCCAGCGTTAATTGATAAAAGGGGGCGGCAATGGTCTACAGAAGCCTATACAAGTATGGTCATGCGCTCTACAAGTAATGATGTAGCGAATGGAATGCAAGATTCTAGATTCGATGAATATGGTGTTGATTTGGTTGAGGTTAGTTCTCATGCAGGAGCTAGACCATTATGCGCACCATATCAAGGACGTATTTTTAGTAGAAGTGGTAAAAGTGAAAAATATCCACCTTTATTAGATACTAGCATGGGTGAACCTGCTGGGTTATTTGGTGTTAATTGTGGTCATGTTAAGTATCCTTATTTTGAAGGGATGAAAAAGATGTATCATCCTTATGATCAGGAAACTAACGATAAGCAATATGAAAACAGTCAAAAGCAACGATATCTAGAAAGGCGTATTCGTGCTGCTAAACGTGAGGAAAACATGATGAAAGAATTAGGAGATACAGAAGGCGCTGAAATAGCGCATAGAAAGGTACTAGATAGACAAGCCAATCAAAGGCAGTTTACTAAAGATACAGGACGTACCAGAAGGTATGACAGAGAGCAGGTGAGATAATGGGTAAGAAGAAAGAAAAAGAACTGGAAGAAAAAGTAGCGCAGCTAGAAAATATGGTTCTCAAATTAGCTAAGAAAGTGTATGACTTAGAGAACAAAGACAAAGAATCTCAGTATTTTGGATAAACACGACCTAAGCATGTCGTTATAAAAGGCTTTTTTATTATGCCCATTTTAAAGGCTTGGGGTAGAACTAAGCGTATTCCTTTGCGTGGAGGGTTACACGTCAAAAAAACTAATAAGGAGCGATATAGATGGATTTACAAGAATTATTAGGTGAAGAGCTTTACAACCAAGTCGTTGAAAAAGCAGGTGATAACAAAATAGCTGTTGTATCTGATGGAAGCTATATTCCAAAAGAGAAGTTTGATGCAGTTAACACAGAGAAGAACGATTACAAGCAACAAATTGCGGATCGTGATGAACAACTAAATGAACTAAGCAAAAAAGCAAAAGGTAATGAAGAATTACAGCAAGAGATTGATCAACTTAAAGAGCAAAATGAAACAACCAAGAACGACTATGAAACTAAACTTCAACAAAAGGAATTTGACCACAAGCTAGAGAGTACTTTATCTGGTGCTAAGGCAAAAAACACGAAAGCACTAAAGGCTTTGTTAGATATGGATACAATCAAGCTAGATGGTGATACGTTGAAAGGTCTAGACACTCAACTTGAAGGTTTGAAAGAAAGTGATCCATATCTTTTCGAAGAAGATCAACAAGAAGGTGGAGGCAAGCCTTCTTTTACAACTGGGCAACATCAACAACAAGGTAATTTAGATGCCTTTGCACAAACATTATTAGGAAAATAGGAGATGATTATAAATGGCAAATGCTATCAACTTTGCAGAAAAGTATCAAACGGAATTAGATCAAGTTATTATGCAAGCTACACTTACTAACGACCTTGAAACACCAAATGTAAACTGGATGGGGGCAAGAACTTTTCATGTTCCTTCTTTAGCTGTTTCAGGTTACAAACAACACAGCCGTAATGGGGGATATAATCGTGGAACTGTAGACGTTACTCACGAACCATATACCCTGCAATTTGATCGTGATGTTGAGTTCTTTGTGGATCAAATGGATGTAGATGAATCTAATCAGTCAGCAAGCGCAGCAAACATTACTAGAGTATTTCTAAATGAAAATGCTGGTCCTGAAATTGATGCCTACCGTTTTTCTAAATTAGCAGCAAAAGCGCAAGAGGTTGGACAAGCCACAGCCGAAAACGTAACTGATGGTACACCGCAGGATGTTTTTGACAGATTGAAGGCGGATATTAAAAAAGTTCGGAAATACGGAACCGCTAACCTTAAAGTCTATGTATCTACTGATGTCATGGATGCAGTAGAAGCTTATAAAGAGGGAAAAGGAAACTTCTCATTACAGAACGAAAACACAATCATTGAAACGCGTGTTGCTGTTATAGATGGTGTAAGACTAATAGAGGTATTCGATGTAGATCGTTTCCATACTGCATTTGATTTTTCGGATGGTTTCATTCCAGCTACAGATGCACAGCAATTAAACTGGATAATTGTTTATCGTGGTGCTGTTGTTGCAAAAGCAAAACTAAATTCTGTTTACTTATTCCAACCAGGACAACATACAGAGGGTGATGGATACCTATACCAAAACCGTTCGTATCATGATTTGTTCGTAATGAAAAACCAAGCAAAAGGCGTGGTTGTATCTAATAAAGCACCAGCATCTGGGGCATAATAAGGGAGGAAATAAAAATGATTTTACGTAAAGAAAATGTCGTTTTAAAAGAGACGGATAACGGAAAAATTAAAGAACTTAAAGCAATGGGCTATCAAGAAGCTGACGAAAAAGGGAAAGTTATTGAAGATAACAAGGGGAAAACTGTTGCTGAATCCACTCATAAAAAAGTATTAAAAGAAAACAAAGAATTAAAAGAAGAGGTAAAAGCACTTAATGAAGATAATGCAGCATTGAAAAAAGAGCTAGAAGAAGCACAAAAGGCATCCTCTGATAAATAAAGGGGTGCTTTTATGTATATCGATAGAGAGTACTATCTAAACGAATATGAAGGTGTTCCCATGGAAGATGAACAAGAACTTAATCGATGTATCAAGCGTGCTAGTGAAGAAATGGACAGGCTCAGTAATTTTTCAATTGTCCAAAGTAAATTAATCGATTTTCAACAGAACATGCTGAAACAGGCAACGGCTATTATGACAGAGCATTTTGTGATGAACGGAGGCTATCAAGCTACGAAACAATTAGACCAAACACAAAGCGTTAATATAGGCTCATTTAGTTACAGTTCCAATTCGTCTGCTGCTAACGAAATACCGAACAATGTTGTTCAATATCTAGCACATGCAGGATTGCTTTATAGTGGGATAGGTGCTTTTCATGGTTATTAAGCCTATTCCTAAAAATCTTTTAGTGCATTCAATTAAATATCAGCCTTTAATTGGCAATGATGGTTGGAACAATGAATACGGTGAGGAAATAATCATTAACCATGTACGTGTTGTTCCTATAACCTCTATGAATAGAAGCTCTAATAGTGAAGGGAAACAGGCAAATCATACGGTTATTATAGATCGTGTAAATTCGTCCTATTTTCCTGCTGATGCCAAAGCTGGGGATAGAATTTCATTTCGGGGAACTGGTAGAGAAGCAACACTGGTAAAGTATCCAAGTGCTTTTGATGCAGAACCTCATCATCTAGAAATAGAGGTGATCTAGATGTTTAATGTGAAAGTTGATTTCAATAAAGCTAGTGTTACAAAAAAAGTAGTGGGGGCTATTGGCTTTGGTCAATATATTCTAGATGATGTAGTTTTGAAAGGGAGTAATTACTACATCCCTAAAGATCAAAGTTATTTAGAAGAAAGCGGACTTGCTCATTCTAAAATAGGTGAAGGGGAAGTCGCTTGGTCAACACCATATACAAGAAAGTTGTATTACAATCCACAATATAACTTTAGTAAAGACCAAAATCCTCATGCAAGCGGGCTATGGTTTGAAGAAGCAAAAGCACAACATTTACAGCAGTGGCTAGATGATGCAGAAAAAGCAACAAGATCCAAAATATAGGAGGTGTAAGCAATGGATTTTTTACATGCATTAAAATCATTTACTGAAACATTGTCATTTACGCCTCCTACTATCGGTATTGGTATGTATAATCAAAAAGGAAACAGCATAGCTATACGACCATCGCCAGCTAATATAAACGAGAGATACATGGAAGAGGGTTTAATTTACCCTTTTAGCTTTCAGTTATTAGTACATCATCAAGACAACTTAGAAGGTTATGACATGATTAATCGATTAATGAACGAATATGAAAACCTATCAAATGGAGCTATCACAAGTCGTGATGGCTCTTTTCATTTGGTTTCATTTCAATGTACAACAACACCTAATTTTGTACAGAAAACAAGTTACGGTGTTCTTTGGACTGCCTCATTTGAGGCAGAATTATATGTTTAAGGAGGATGTATATGCCTAAAGGATTTTTATTAAATTCAAAATACTTTATGGAAATAAATGTAACGCCTAGTGAAGAAACGGAAACATGGGAAAGGTTAGCAAAAGGCATCACTAGTATGGAGCCAGATCCAAACGAAGAGACTTCCCAGGATAATTATTATGATGGGGATGGTTACGGGGAAACGGATGTTATTGGTGCACAACTCATTAGTTCATTTTCAGGTCATCGCTATTATGGTGATCCAGCGCAAGACTATATCTATTCGAAGGTGCTTGAACTAGGACCATCAAGACGTACCGATTACCGTTTAACGTTACCAGATGGATCCACTTTCGAAGGACCATGCACCATAGCAAATATTGTTGGACCTGGTGGGGATGCCATGGCAAAAGGTGAGATTTCATTCGAGATACATTTTGCTGGTAAACCACAATACACAGCGCCTACTCCCTAAGGCGCCCACTAGCCTTGTCGCTTCCAATGAAACAGATACAAGTGTTGATCTAAATTGGAATGTCGCTGAGGGTGCTAGTGGGTATAACGTATATCAAGATGGTGCAAAAATTGACACTGTAACCACAAATAGTTATTCGGTATCTGGGTTAACAACAGCAACCACTTATGAATTTTATGTAACAGCTATAAATGATAAACATGGTACTGAATCGGAGCCGTCAACTGTTGTAAATGTAACTACATTATAAGAGTAGCCAAATGGCTGCTCTTTTTCTATGGGAGGAATTTAGATGAAGGAAATAGGTATTCAAAGAGCGATAGAAGAAGTTTCAATTGATGGAACATTGTATGAAATAGATACCTCAGATGATAAACGAAAGAAGTATGCGGAATTAGCTTCCAGATTAAATGAATTAGGGGATGAAATAGAAGCACAAGCAAAGCAAAATGATGAAAAAGTGCTGGTAGAAGCATTAGAAAAGGCAAAAGAAGAAACAAAATTAATCACGAACGAGGTTATTGGAGAAGGTGCTTTTGAAGATATATATCCAAAAACCAATAATTCCACAGAGCATACGATTGGTGTAGTCTCTGATGTTCTGCATTATATCAAAGAAAGGCAAGACGAACGACAGAAACAGCATTTTGAGAAAAAGCGCTCTAAATACATCAAAAAGAAGAAGTAAGAACCTATGTTTTTAACGGGGCAATTAAAAGATACATGCACTTATCAAGGTATACAACTGGAATTAGATTTAACTTTCGATAACATTCTTTTTTTCTTAGAAATGCTGAAAGATAAAGAGCTACACATTATAGAAAAGATTCTAATTGGACTAGAGATGCTTATTGAAAACTTTGAAGATATAGAGAACCTAGCTTTAGAAGAAAAAATTGATTTATATATATCTATTTTAGAAAATGAGCTTGGTTTTGTAAGGAAAGATCAAAATGATCAAGAAAATCAGGGCTTGAAGGATGATACGCAAGAACAAGAGGAACAAGAAGATAAAGACTATGATTTTAATGTTGATGGGGAGCGTATTTACGCTTCTTTTTTAATGGATTATGGCATTGATCTACTGGAACAACAAGGAAAGATGCATTGGAAAAAATTTATGTCTTTATTTAGTGGATTAAGTGAGAAAACGCCATTCATGCAAGTTGTTCAAATAAGAACAATGGAAGTTCCTTCTCCTAATAAAAATAACCAGAAAGAGCGTAATAAAATTTTAAGTCTTAAGCGAAAATATGCTCTTGATGAAAATGGCGGGAAGACAGCAGATGAAGCGTTTGAGGATATAATTACAGCCTTCGGAGGAAAGGCAGGTGGTAAATAAATGGCAGACGGTTCTATTACGATAGATACGAAAATAGACCAAAAGGGCGCTGAACAAGGGGTTGGCACGCTGCAAAAAAACCTGAATGGTACTGCAAAGAAGATGAAAAAAGTTGGCGGACAAATGTCGAAGTACGTTACTGCGCCAATGGCAGCATTAGGAACAGCTTCTATTGTAGCAGCTGACACAGTAGACAAAGCGTATAACAATATTATCGTTGGTACAGGTGCGACAGGTGACAAATTAGATAGTCTTAAATCTAGTTTTGATAATGTCTTTAAAAATGTGCCTAATAGTGCGGATGAGGTTTCTAATGCTATCTCTAACTTAAATACATTAACAGGTGCAACAGGTCCAGTATTGGAGGATTTAACCCAAAATGTATTAGATGCTTCAAGAACGCTAGGTGAAGATGGGGTCGCTAACTCGGAAGCCTTTGGTCAAGCAATGGGGCAATGGCAAATACCTGCTGACCAAGGTGTAACAAAGCTAGATGAGTTATATCAAATGACTAAAGACTATGGAGTTGGTCTAGATCAGATAACTGGTCACTTAAATACTTATGGATCTGTATTACAGAATGCAGGCTTCAACATGACGGAATCAGCAGATTTAATGGCAAGATTAGAAGCTAAAGGTATTTCTGTTTCTAGAGTTATGCCAGGTCTAAATAAGGCTTTTAGAAACTGGGCAGATGAAGGGAAAAACTCTAGGGAGGAATTTGAAAAAGTAGCAAATAAAATGAGAGATGCTGAAACAGAAACAGAAGCATTAAAAATAGCTACAGAAGCATTTGGTGCTGAAGGTGCGCAAAGAATGACCACAGCTATTCGAAATGGAGCGATACCTGCATTAGATGAATTAGGAGAAGGTTTTGATGATACGAAAGGTGGTATACAGGAAACTTCTGACCAGACTAAGACTATCGGAGAGCGATTTCAAGAATTAAAAAACAGAATCACTTCCGATATGGCACCATTAGGACAAATATTTTTAGATTTAGCAGAGCGATGGTTACCTCCTATCATCGATGGAGTAACGAAACTCGCATCCTGGTTTAATAACTTATCACCAACAACTCAAAAACTAGTAGTAGTATTGGGAGCAGTGGCTGCGGCTATTGGTCCTCTTTTATTAGTGCTTGGTAGTTTAATGTCTGCCCTTCCAGCAATTATTCCCATGATTAAAGGAGTAGGTGCAGCATTTCGTTTTATGACAGGTCCAGTAGGATTAATTATAAATCTAGTAGCATTATTAGCTATATTTGTGGTTACTCATTGGGAACAAATAAAAGCAGTAACTATTACAGTTTTTACGGCAATATGGGGCTTCTTACAATCTACATGGAACGTCATTGTCGAGGTAGTGAAGATAGCAGTACAAGGCATATGGGGTACGATACAAGCCATTTGGACCATGATCAAAACAACTACTGTTACTATATTTACAGGTATCTGGACATTCCTGCAAGCAACTTGGAATGTAATTTGGACAGTAATTAAAACTGTAGCACAGGGAATCTGGGGAACGATTAAAGCAGTTTGGAATATGATTAAGACTACTACACAAGCTGTATGGAATGCTATAAAAGTAGTCATTTCAACGGTATGGAATATAATCAAATCAATTGTTCAAGGTGCAATAAACGTTGTGAAAACAGTTATAACAACAGTCTGGAATACTATTAAGGCAGTCACAACAACCGTATGGAACACGATTAAAAAAGTAATATCTACGGTCTGGAATACCATTAAAACCATCGTATCACGAGCGATTAATGGCGTTAAAAGCACGATATCATCGGTGTGGAATGTTATTAAAAGCATTACTTCTTCAGTATGGAATGGAATTAAAGATACAGTGGGAGGATTTATTGATACTATCTGGGGCACAGTTAAAAGAGTATTTGGTAAAATTAAAGACTTTATTGGTGATGCTTGGGATGGAGTTAAAAGTGGTACTGATGACGTTTGGGATGGAATAACTGGATCTGTAAAAGGTGCGATTAATGGTGTAATAGGAGCCATTAACGGAATGATTGACGCATTGAATGGATTAAGTATTAAGCTTCCGAAAATACCAGATTGGGTACCAGGATTAGGAGGAAAAGGTGGCGGTTCTATCAGTTTTCCTAATATACCTAATATCCCTTCTCTCGATGTAGGTACTAACTTTGTTGCCAAAGATGGACTTGCTATGATTCATAAAGGTGAAGCTGTTGTACCAAAAGAATATAATCCATCCCTTGGAAATGGTAAAGGTAATGAAAATAAACAGCCAGTAATTATTAATCTACGTTTAGGAGCAAGTAACTTCAGTTCATTTGTTGATGATATCACTAGAAATCAGGATAGAAAGAGATCGACTCTAAAAAGGTTCAGGGGGTGACATCTTGTTATTTAATGATATAGACCTTTCTCCATATCTAAGAATAAAGAAAATAACTGGTAGAGGAATGACAAATAGAGAATTATCATTATTAGAGGTTCCAGGCATGTCGGGCGCTCATTTAGAAAGAATAAACTTACCGCCAAGACCGTTAGGGATTGAAGCTAATATCAAGGCAATGAATCGCCAAGAATTAAGAAATAAAATAGATGAGTTAAATGGAATACTGTCTGTCAGTGAACCAGTTCCTATAATTTTCCCTGATGAACCTAATGTTGTTTATTATGGTATTCCCGAACAGGCAGGTGAAGATGATGAATTTCCTTTCATGCATCAAGGGCAGCTTACTATTATTTGCCCAGATCCATATAAATATGAGAAAGAAAAAACAATGGAATTTGGCTCAGATGCAGGAATAGTCACAAATGAAGGTACAACCGAAGTAGAGCCGATATTTGAATTGGAAGTAACTAAAAAGGTCCCATTTGCCTTGATTCAGAACCAACACGAAGAATATATGTTGATTGGTACACCTGTGGATGTAACAAGCGAGGTTGTAGATGCAAGAACGTTGCTTTTAGAGGAACGGGGACAGACGTTAGATACATGGGATTCCTCACCAATTTCTCTTGATAATGGATATGTAGACGGAACCTTTGGAACGGATAACGATGGAATTACTGTTCCTAGTTATGGCCCAGATACTACGGATCCTGATTGGCATGGTCCTGCATTAATAAAAGAAGTACCTGTGGCGCAAGATTTTGAAGTAGAAGCAATGGTGCAAGGTCGTACTACAGAAACATCACAGACATTTAGAATTGAGTTTTCTTTATTCGATGAAAATATGAATCAACTGGGAAAGATGGCTATCAAAGATGACAGTTTAGGAATTCATAGAAAGAAAGGCGAAGGGCGTATAGGTCCTTATGTTGGAGCAAATGAAAATTATATGATTAGTTCCCAAAATTATAGTTATGATCAAGATTACTTTTACGGAATGTTGCGTTTGAAAAGAGTTGGGAAGGAATTTACCTTTTATATCACGAGAGTTAACAACAGTAACAAACACGTACAAACGCTCTCTCGTAGATTCATAAATAATCTAGGTGACTATCTAGGGAAATTAAAATACATTCAAATCCATATCGGTAAATTCGCAGATACAGACCGAGCTTATGCGCCTAAAATTGATCATATTAAAGTATTTCAATTAGCACAAGTAACTGTCGATCAAACGCCATATATAGCTAATGTCGGTGATCGAATAACCTTTGATCATGTAAACGATGAAATATTAATCAATGGCGAAGATAGAAAGGACCTTAAGAACTTTGGAGGTTCTTTTTTTACGTTAAAAAAAGGCGAGAATCAATTAATCACCCATCCAGCAAATAGCTTTCGAACAACAGTAAAATACAGACCGAAAAAAAGGTAGAAGGTGAAATCATGATCCATATCACAGACGGACAATATGATAATATATTAGACTTTATATCCATTAAAAACATCATAGACAATAATCATAGACAGTCATTAAAAGATAATTTGGAGACATTCGAATTTGTCACCTTTGCAGATAAATCGTTCTCTAAGCATTTAGGTAAAAACAATAGGGTAATTGTTCCTGCTGAAGATAAAGGCTATCAGGAATTTGTGATAGAGGAATCTGGGAAGACACACGAAGATAGTTTAGAAGCCCAGGTATTTGCATCTGCAAGTTATCTTTTGCTTAAAAAAGCTAAAGTCATGGATCCACAAACATTTGCTGAACAGACAGCAACTACATTAGTAAGCCATGCCACAAACGGCACAGAATGGCGTCCAGGCATTATTGAAGGCAGCGGCATACGGACGATGCATATTGAAAAGCATACCAATCCTTATGCCTTCTTAAAACGGATAGCAACAGAATTCGGCTTAGAATTACGCTTCCGAGTAGAAACAAATGGAAACAAAGTCATTGGTAGATATGTGGATCTGGTCGAACAAGTAGGACAATGGCGTGGTCGCGAGGTTGAATTAGGTAAAGACTTAATCGGTCTAAGGCGTATTGAAAAAACAGATAATATTTTCACAGCTTTAAAAGGTCTGGGGCCTGAAAGGGAAGATGGATCCAGACTAGAGGTGATTGTCGAGGATAAGGAAGCATTGCAGCGATGGGGTAGACCTGATCCGATAACAGGAGAATTACAGCATTTATGGGATACGTACGAACCACAATCCAGCGATCAAGACATGACCTTGGATAGGTTAACCACTCTCACCGAAAATGAGCTAGAAAAGAGAGTAAATGAAGTGGTTGAATATGAGGGAGACATCGCGGATTTAGAAAATGTGCCAGGAATGGAAAATAAGAAAATTCGTTTTGGTGATACGATCAAAATCAAGGATACAAAATTTAATCCTCCTCTTTATCTAGAGGCTAGAGTACACACTCAAGATCGAAGCATTACGGATAAATCCAAGAAAAAAGTTAAGCTTGGTGATTACATTGAATATACCGAGGAAGAAGTACAGTCTATATGGGAATCCATACAAGGGGATATCAAACGAAGATTAGCACGAATGTTAATTACTACCGTAGAATCTAGTGCTGGGAATACATTTAAAAATGGCGAAGGAAGTACAGAACTTACCGCAACCGTATTTCTATCTGGAACAGAGGTAGATAAAGACGGCTCAAATTATACGTATATTTGGAACAAGTATGATAAACGTGGCATTCCTGTTTCCAATTGGAATAAAAACGGTAAAACAATAACTGTTACCGCAGATGAAATAGATGAAAAGGCATCTTTTTCTGTTGATATCATTCAAGATTCATTGAATGAAGTTATGTCAATTGGAAGTATTACCATTACCAATGTGTTCGATGGACAAGATGGAGAGCAAGGACCACAGGGTGAACAAGGACCAGTAGGACCTGAAGGACCAATTGGACCAAACGAAATTAATGATAACACTAATTTTGCTGACAAGTTTAAAACAATTGGAAATAACTATTATTATGGTTCAAATCTAAACGAACCAGGATGGTATCGAATTGCAATGAATGCAGGTAGTAGGGCGTATGCAAAATTTATTTTAGTAGATAGAACATCCGGCAACCATCAAACAGTTAGTTTTGAAGCAACAGTTAATTATAACCGTAATCCTAAAATATCCGTTATTTCATCATCTCGATACAGTTCAGGTGTACCTTTCAGTAAAGCTAGAATACTTACAAATTCTATATATGATGATGTATTTCTAGAAGTATATGTAGATTCAAGTAACTACCCGACAAATTCCGATTGTTATATTACTGAAAATGTGCAATATACAGGCTGGGAAGGAATAGACTGGACTGCTGGAACAATACCAACAGGATATTCCGTATATGAAGTTAGTGTTGATATGGGAAGTTCTGCCTCAGATAAAGCTGATAGTGCATATGATAGAGCGGAAGAAGCGGAAGAAAATGCCAAAGGACATGCAAATGCTGTTGGTGCAGCAACTTATCAGGATGCTTTAAACGATGCACAGGATTACATGAACGCTAACGGAATTATGCAAGGAGAGAACTACAACGGTGTTAACATTTCAAACGAAGATGGTTTTGTAACTGCTAGAGGTGATGGGCTGGTTCGTACTGTCATGAATAGTTCATTAGGGTATGTTATTCAGCGTAGAGCAAGCACATACTCACCATGGGAAGATATGCTATTTTTCGATACAAACGGTAATGCCAAATACGCTGGAGAACTTCAAGGAGCAACAGGTACGTTCAGTGGACGACTTGAAGCACAAGAAGGATTTTTTGGGGATAATTTAAGGCTGCGGGATGGTAAGCTGGAAATTGTTCGTGAAGACGGTGCAATAAGTATGAGTAATGGAATGGTACGCAATGGGCTAACCGTTGTCGGTAATGATCCGCATTTTATGACATCGGGGAACGCAGAAACAGGAGCTTTTCAATCATTCGTTCCAGGGGGAACAACCGAATCAACATCTTTCCATATTTATGGAGCAACAAAAGGTTCTCTGGACGGAAGAGGTTTAAGCGGTATTAACATGGAATATTACGATGTTCGTGATGCTTTGGGTGCGTTAGCTTTTCAAAAGTACCATTTTATCCATTCGGCTAGGTATTTAGTGTTTCGGTTTAGAAAGTATTCTGGATCAAAAATCAGTGTTCACGTCATGGAAGGTTCCAGTGATGATACAAACGACCGACTGTATTTTGAGATTCTCGAAAATGGTACAAGCGGAGTAGAAGAGTTTCAAGTCGATCTAGGTGTTCCAGATTTTAAGTTAAGAACAGTAACCTTCAAAATTGGATGGACGCATAGCTGGGGCGACCGAATGGAATTTGTTAGATTTATCATGGAACGGGTGTTTTTAACAGACTTTCTATAAGAGGTGATTGGTATTGGAATATATTCAAACGTATAATACGAATGTTAATGGCGATAAAATGAAGGTGTTTTTTGTCCTTGATGAAAACGGTGGTGCTAAATCCGTTAAAGTAGGTAATCAAGTGGTTCCTTCAGAAGAAGGAATTCAATTTTATGTAGACAAGCATGTGGCATTGCAGATAGATAAATGTGATTTAATCATCGAATCAAGACCATATTTAAAAGTGAAAGACGGGGAAACAATAGAAATTCCTGACGAAGTACAACAAAGGGAAGAAAGAATTAAGGAATTAGAAAAAGAATTAGAAGAGTTGAGAGGTAACCAATAAAACGCCAAATAAGGCGTTATTTTTTATGGAGGGGACGAGGGCATAGGGATTAAATGCCCTCTGACTCATCAAATAAGGTGTCAAGAAGAGTCATTAATGATCTTCGTTAGATAAATAGGAAGTTAGGGGGTCGAGCATTGAAGGAGGAGGAACATGTGGATCTTTGGCAGAACACCGTTCAGAAAGACATTGAAAGCATAAAAAAAGACCAAGAAATAATGAAAGGTGATATTAAAGATCTTCAATACAAAGACAGGGAACATGATAAAGAGATATTCTCTTTACGTAGAACATTGGAAGAAATTAAAGATGATACAAAGTGGATAAGAAGAATGGTAACAAAAGCTATCGTGACTGCCGTTATTACAGGCGTGATCGGTGGCTTTTTAACTGTCATTTTTACCACTATATTTTAAGGAGGTGAGAACATGGATAAAGGAACTATCGTGCGTACTGCTGTTTTAATCCTAGCATTAGCTAATCAGTTTCTAGTTACAGCTGGATTGAATCCAATCCCCGGCACACAAGAAATGTGGGGGGAAATCATTACAATGATTATTACTGCTGCAGCTAGTGCATGGGCATGGTTTAAGAATAACTATGTAACGCTTAAAGGGAAACAGCAAAAAACATTATTAAAACAATCAAAGCTTATTAAGTAGTTAAACGGCTAGTCCACACGGGCAAGCCGTTTTTCTAATGCAAAAAATTAAGGAGGAATTTTTTATGACAAAAATATTTATTGATGCAGGACATGGTGGGAACGATCCAGGAGCAACAGCAAATGGACTAAGAGAGAAGGACCTTACTTTAGAGATTGCTTTAAAGCTACGTAACATTCTTAATAATGAATACGAAGGACATTCTTTAATGTTATCTCGTACAACGGATCAATCAGTAACCTTATCTTCTCGTACCAATATGGCAAATAACTGGGGAGCCGATTACGTTGTTTCTGTTCACATAAACGCTGGAGGCGGTACAGGATTTGAATCCTATACGTATAACGGTAGCTATTCAGGAAAAGAAGAAACGAACCGCTTACGTGGAATTGTACACAATGGTATTGTGGCTGAAACGGAATTCAGAGATCGAGGTAAGAAGGAAGCAAACTTCCACATGGTACGAGAATCAGCAATGCCAGCCGTTCTTACAGAGAATGGGTTCATTGACAACGCTTCTGATGCTGCAGCTTTAAAATCTGATGCATTCCTAACTAAAATTGCAAGAGGTCATGCAGAAGGATTAGCAAGTGCATTAGGGTTAAGTCGTAAGGATGGCGGAAATGATGGAGAACAGGGCTATGTGGAAATACTTGCAGATTCTTTATGGACATACAATACAGCAGATTGGAACGACAAAGCTGTTATTGTAAATAAGGATGAAGTGTTTACTGTCATTCGGGATAAGTTCCCAGTAGATGGCGGTCACATGTATCAAATTAAGAGTGGCTTGTACATTACCGCTAATCCGACTTATGTAAGGTATTACAATAGATAATATAAAAAAAGTAGGTCTCTTCGCTTCAGAGACCTACTGATATTTACCTATTTATGTTAGTATATTAGTAATATAATCATGTTATTAATTGTTTTTTTAATATAATTGTAATGCCATGGAATGGGGGGGATTGGAATTGGTATTACAGATAGAAAAGACTAGAAAAATATCGTTTGAAGAGATGATTCAACATTTAGATGAGAAAGGGATCAAGTTTGAGAGAACTACCAAAAAACAAGCACAGGAAATACTTATGAATTCTAATTTCTTTTATAAAATAAGATCCTTTAGAAAAAACTTTGAAAAGAATGAAAATGGTAAGTATTTAAACCTGGATTTTTTTATGTTAAATGATTTGGCTACTTTAGATATGAGGTTAAGGTACATTTTAATACATATGTGTTTAGATTTAGAACATACTTTGAAAACAAAATTAGTTAAAGATATCACACTAGATAATAAAGAGAATGGTAAGGATATAGTAGAGCAGTTTCTAGAAAATAGATCGAAGAAAAGCTTAGAAGATTATTATAACCCCTTACGTAATCCAAAACATCCAAATCATGGTATATATCGAAAGTTTAATAATGTAACTCCGCCTATATGGGTATTTTGTGAGTTAATTACATTTGGAGAATTAGTTGCATTTATTGAATATTATTGTTATAAATATTTGAATAAACCAACTAGATATTATAAACCATTAGGGAAAAATTTGAAGTTCATAAAAAATATTAGGAATTTAGCAGCTCATAATAGTCCAATAATAAATGAAATAACAGGAAAGAATCAAATAAGTTTTAAGAATAATATTCCTAATATACATTTACATAAGTTTCTAAATTCAGCTTGTAAAACAGATTTTCGTGATAAAGTAACAAATGCAAAAATACATGATTTGTGCTCACTTATATTTATATATGATACTTATATAACTAGCACTAAAATTAAAGGAAACAGATATAACGAATTAAAAGAATATATGGATAGGTGTAAAAGGAATAAAGAAGAATATTCAAAACATGATAATATAATTTCTGTTTTTAATTTTTTCAATAAAATTGTTGACTATATTTCAAAAAAGTTGTAGTATAAATTTAAGGAATAAATCGCTTCGCGCGGTTTGCATGGACGGGGCTTGCTCTGTCTTGAAGTTTAGGGATACATACCACCCTCTTTATAGAGGGTTATTTTTTTTACCGTGAAACATAACAAAAGATTATTAATAAAAATAAAAGCCCTCACTTATTAGTGGGGGTTTTTCTCTTTCTTAAGCTTATCCACTTGATCAATAAAACCTTCTTTTACTTCAAAATCCGTACCTTTCATATACCGTTTCATCGTTTGGTTAGTCATTTCTTTTAGATCCTCAGAAGAATATTCAATCACACCACTATTACCCTTGCTATTCCAACGATAAGTAGTGTTCCCAATTCGTTTTATGTCCAGATGATACTTAGTATATAATTTCTGTTTTGTTGCTGACATGTCTTTTTTTATTCGTTCTAATACAGCATCAATCATGCTTTGATAAACAATACTTTGTTTAGACTTCTTGAAAAGTATTTTGTCTTGTTCGAATACCTTTACAGCAAAAGGAAGAATGATGAAATCTTGCGCTAACTGTTTTAGTTCCTCATTCATGGAATCACCTCAAAGAACATTTGTTCTTATTATATGCAGTGATTAAGTTTTTATCAACTCCTTGTTCAACAATCGCGCCCTATTCTGGCACAATATTGTATAACAATACTTACGTTTTATTAGCATTTGAATCACCGTATATCTTATAAACAATGCTGCCAAACGTAAGCTTAACAGGGTATAACGAGATAATAATAGCAATTATCTGGCTGACTGTTTTGATTACTCCTGTAAGATGTAATTTTTCGTTAATGACGTAATTTGCTAATTGAATTAGACCAAATACAATACCCACCGATACCGCTAACGCAAACAAGATTAAAGTAGCTTGTGATATAGACAGTTTCCCTAATTTTTTTATGCTACCATCACTGATTGAAAAACTGATATAAGATAATGGGAGTAACAACAGATACCAGCTCGAATAACCAAATACAATCCAGGATACTCCCATTACTAAAAGTAAAATCCATCCTATTATGTTAAAAGTCTGTTTGTTCAATTTACCTTCCCCCTTTTCCAACAAAAGGCTCCGATTCTTCAACATTGGGCGCTAATCCTTGTTAGAGAATTGCGCGCTATAAAGGAATAAACACAATAAACACTATAGTTTGAATTTCTTTAGTTAAGGGTGAGAATAAACTCTTCAACATCCTTACCACGCGCGTTTGCATACCCGCTATCTTCACCCGAAATCATGAACCCACATCTTTTTAAAACCTTTATGGATCCAGTATTGTCTTTTGCAGCGCGAGCATAAAGTGGACGAATTGAAACCTGTTTTAGAAATTCTTGTAAAGCGTTGGTTGCGATTCCCTTACCCCAGTATTCCTTTCCAATCCAATAGGTTACTTCTGGTTCTCCGAACTGCTCGAAGTGTACAATATGGCCAACTACGGTGTTCTCAACAATGATAGTTTGCTTAATAATATTCTTATTCGTAAGTATTTTGTTCCAGTGTTCAGCGAAGCTATTCCAATCATTAGGGTCCTTACTTGTAAAGGCGGCCATTTGGTTTGCCTCACTGTCCCGTTGATGCTTAAAAAAAATAGGAAGGTCTTCCTCATTCACATTCCGAAGCACTAAATTGCTCATTAAACTCACCCTCTGTCGTTTACTTTATTCTAGCAAACGTACGTTCCCTAAGCAATATATTTTATCGTGTAAAACCACCTTGATATGCTTAGTACCAATTCATTTCCTTGTTCAACAAAATGGCCCTATTCTTGAATAGGAGGAAGGGTTACAAGTTTATATGTTATTACTTCTCCAGATTTTTCAGCGCATATTACATCCCATTCTTTTGCAGATAGCTCTTCCTTGATTACAATTTCCGACATTCCTGCATCCGTAAATTTATCATCATAATAACCCTCATGCATAATAACACCTCCTTATAACTACTATCGAAACAAGTTAGAAGAAGGTGGCAAATATCTAGGATATTTTAACATTAGAAAGTATTATTTTGGTTTATAGATCCCTTGTTTTTGCAAATATATTAGACTCCATTAAACCTTCTAGCCCCCCTGCTGTTCTGTTTAATAAATATTTATCCTTGAATAAATCGATAAAATTGTTTTCTTGTGACCTATGATCTTCGGTAACATAAACAAATATTCTTGTGGTATCATATGCCCGAAAACTATCTATAGATAAGATAGAGTTCTCTTTTTTACCCCAGATTAGACGATCGAATTCTTTCTGTTTGGTCCAATGTTGTTGAATTCTTTTCTTGATATCTTTGCTGGAACCTATATAAGCTTGAGCATAATCATCGAGCACCATTACATAATAACCTGGTACATTTTCAAATGAACTCAAATTATCTATTTCCTCAAATACTTTGGCTTTTTTGATGAATTTTTTGATTCCTTTGTTAAATTTACGTTTAGATAATGAATTAAAATATTCGATATTTAAATCATAATTATATAATGCATTTTGTCTTTGTTTATTTATGTATTCATCGCTATAGACTTTTCCTTTTCTTAATGAACTTTTATTACTTACCTTTATGTAATTATCTCTTGTTAGCTTTAACCCATCATGTTTATTGCGAATGTTAACCCCGAAGTGTTGTATCATGTTCTCCCCCCAAAAAAAATAGAAAAATTAATTATAGTTACTTTGCTTTTTAATGAAATCGTATGATAATCTCTTCATAAGTTCCCGTATCCTTACGAAGTGCCATAAAACAGTTACGATGAATAACTGTATTGTATTCATTATTCATCCAGAATGACTTTATGGTCATTCTGGATATCACTTTCCCGCAGCGCATTTTTTCAGATCCCTTCACGATCACTTAAACATCTTTCGTATTGTTTTGCCTGCCGCTTTACCAGTCACACGCCTACCAATTCTTTTACCTACTTTTCCTTTCCTTACAGCATCAACGTCATTCCAGATGCGAAGTATTTTATATATAGTAGATTTAAGACTCACTACTCTCGACCTCCCGTTCTCTAATTAAGGCTTTTAATTCTTCCAGATCCTCTAGTGTTGCCTGTTTTTTAACGAAATTTCTAGCAGTTGAACGATTCCTTAAATATCTACTTCTATCCCTGTTTTTTTCCTGCCACTTCTTATTCGCTTCTGTTTGATTGCTCATTAATTAATCGTTCCTTTTCTTTTATTAATTTCCTTTTGGTGTTTAATAAAATCAATTTCCATATTCCTAAGATGGCTGCGATCACTAAAAAAGTTATCAGTAATATTTTCATTATATTTATGGTATACTTAGTGATGAGAGAGGGGATTAACCTCCCCTTCTCATCTTTTTGAGTTCTTGCCTCAGTTTTTCGTTTTCTAACCTTGACTTTTGGACGGACAACCAAAGTTTGTAGGTGGATAGAAACGATATGACTGAGGCTGTTATTTTTGCTAAGTATTCCACTTGTTCACCTCCTGTCTATATTTATATTATACTATCGATAGTATAATAATTGCAAGAACTTTTTACCATTTATTCTACTTTTTTCTACAAAAATTGACCTTGAATCAGAACTAATGTTCCTATGCATTATGTGAGGTAAATTTAAAACCTCACAGAAATCTCACGAGGAAAAATAATAATATGAAAATAAACGAACATTTGTTCTGTTTAAGTGAGGATAATTTTAAATTGGATAATATGAAAGAAGGGGATGCGAAACTACCGGAAATCGTCTGAATTATGGGCGGCATGATGTAATAACCGCCCAAAATCCCTGATATTATAAGGTTGAAGGGATGGTTATTAGCAAAATGCTAACCTATTGCTAACTTCCATATTTTCTGATACGCCATATAATAACTTTTAGAGAAGACCTTTCGTTAGTTCACTGAACTTTTGAGAGGTCTTTTCTTCTATGTTTTTGGTCATATGTGCGTATATGTTCATCGTTGTATTAATGTCAGAATGCCCCAAACGTCCCTGGATCTCTTTTATACCTGCTCCAGCTTCAATAAGGAGGGATGTATGGGTATGTCTGAATCCATGAGGGGTAATATGCTTATCGATATTCATAAGCTTCATGAGACGTTGTAAACGGATAGCAACCATCTTCATAACTCTTGGATTCCCCGTATTTTCTGCAAAGATGAAGTTCTTATCTTTAAAAAACATTCGTTGTTTCATTTTTAATTTGTTTTGTTTTTTGCGATGCTCTTTAAATAACTCGACCAACTCTTTATCAATCATGATTGTACGTATGGATTTCTCTGTTTTGGGCGTTAACAACTTAAAGTCATCCTTGTTGTTGTTGGGATTATAATAAGTTTTGGAGATACGCAGTGTACAATCAGTAAAATTAATATCTGACCATTTTAGTGCTATCAACTTGCCAAGGCGTATACCTGTGTATGCCAATGTAGTAAATATTAAGTAATCCATACTTAGCCCATTTTTTCTTGCTATGGACAGAAACTCTTTAAGTTCATTTAACTCAAGAAACTTTTCTTGTATATTTTCTTGTTCAATCTCCTCCACAGTAACTTGTTTTTTGGGCATGACAAAGGAAGCAGAAGGACTACTTTGTAACAAATCTTTTCTAATTGCATATTTAAAAATCATATTTGCGGTAGTGTGGATACTGTCAATAAAGTTTCTGCTGAATTTCTTATTTAGTTTATCGAGTTCTGTTTGGTACATATGTTTTGTAATCTTCTTTATAGAAACAGAATCCCATACACAGTAAATGTTTGATAGCGTATCTTCTGGCTCTAACACTGCTGATTTTAACTTGTGTTGCGTAGTGTTCAAACCATTCTTCGGTTAGTTCTTTAAACGTGATATTTGTTTCAAATAAATGCGTACCATTAGCGAGCGCGTTTTCTACTTTGTTGGCAGCGAGTTGAGCTTCTTTTTTTGTTTTAAAACCAGACTTGGTAACCTGCTTGCGTTTGCCTTCAGAATCCTTGGCAATATTCACGATATAAGCCCATTTTTTCCCTCGTTTATGAATGTAAGCCACTAGTTTCACCTCCTTTCAAAATGAATGATAGTTTATTCAAATAGGATTTCCATCATCCGTAAAATTTTTTGTTTATCTTTAGAAGTAAGAACACGACCATAATAAGTTAAAAGTCTATCATCGGATAGTATGTGTTCAAGTTTGCTAAAGTTTTGTCTTAATTGATCCTCATTATAACTTTGGAAAAAGACTTTTCCATCACTATCATATTTTTTTACTACTGAAGGAACCGTCACTGTAATTTCTTTCATGACATCTTCAGGAGTGTAATCATCAACGAAATTTTGATTTGGTGTTTCTGTAAAAACAAATAATAGCCAGTCTTTAAACTCTTCGACACCGAAAATCTCACCTAAACGTGTACTGTATTGTTCAAGTTCTAAAGAAGAATATGTCATCTTTGATTCCATTTTAATATATTGTTCTTCCTTTATCCCTAATTTCTCCGCCATTTCCTTATTAGAAAGCTTTTTGTTTAATCGCATTAGTCTTAAATAGTCGTGTACTTCGGCATTTATAAAAAAAGTATTGGGAAAACGAATAGACACTTCAGGATTGGGAAGTTTATCGTTTAACTTTCTCCTGTTTTCTATTAATTTTCTAATATGAGGGTCATGTTTTTTCATAAAATCTATTTTAAATTCTTCTGGTGCTTCATCAATTAATTTATTTAAGAAACTTAGCGTTTTATATGCTTCATTATTGTATCCGGCAACACTTAATAAATAATAATAATCTGTATTTAAACCTACTGATATCTTCTTAATTACTTCTGGACTTGGAATGCTTCTTTTATTGTTTTCAATTTGTGATAAGTAAGAATGAGAAAGCCCCATTCGTTTTGCTGCTTCACGGATAGTTAGTTTGTTATACATTCGTGCAGTTTTAATTTCCTCACCAAAATTTTTAGAAATCATACATCGTCCCCCCTTTTCAAATACATTATACATCATTTGGTTGCAACCATAATAAGCAAACAAGCAACCAAAAATAAGAGGAGGAGATTATTTGATACACCTTGAAATTGATGAAGAACATTTGAAGGATTTATATCTGGAAAAAGTGAAAGAGAAATTGGAAGAATTGGAATCTGAAGTTTTCTTTATGAATTCAAAACAATTGTCAGCTTATCTGAACATGTCATGGAATACGATTGTCGAGCATTTGTTGTATGAGGATAATTTTCCTAGTATTCGGTTGGGTTCAAAATGGCTATTTAATAGAAAAGAAGTAGAAGCTTATATGGAAAAGTACTACAACGCTGTTAGAAATAATGGTGGAGACATTCTCCGATATAAAAGAAAGGCTTGAACTAATAGAGTGATTTATATAACGATACAGAAATGGAGTGTTCGCAAGAGAGGAGAGAAAAGATGGCTAAAAAATATTATTGGTTAAAGCTCAAAAAAACTTTTTTTAACCAAAAGGAAATTAAACGATTAAGAAAGTTGGCAGGAGGAGATACATTTACAATTATTTATTTGAAATTATTACTACTTAGCTTAGAAAATGAGGGGAAAATTTATTTTGATGGTATAGGAGATGATTTCGTCGATGAATTGGCGTTAGATATTGATGAAGATGATGATAATGTGAAAATGACACTCTCTTACTTATTTTCAAAAGGATTAATAGAAACTGTTGATGATAAGGAATATTTCCTTAGCGATATTCCAGGCATGATTGGTAGTGAGAGTGACTCTGCAAACAGAGTTAGAAGACATCGTCAAAGACAAAATCAAAAAGCGTTACATTGTAACAATGATGTAACGGCAAGTAATAGTCAAGTAACTAAAAGTAACACAGAGATAGATATAGATAAAGAAACAGAGAAAGAACAACAGCAAGAACAAGAGTCTACGTCAGAAGTTATCCAATTTTGGAATCAAAATGGATTCGGTCTCGATAATATCAGTGCAAAAAATCAGTTGTTGTTGTGGTTGGAGGATTCTTCCTTCAATCAACCAAAGCAAATAATACTTAAAGCGATGAAGATAGCATGCGCTAATAATAATAGAAGACTGAATTACATTGAAGGCATTCTTCGTAATTGGAAAAATAATTCTTTATTAACTGTTAGAGAAATAGAAATTCATGATAGTAAACAAACTGTTCAAACAGAAAATGATGATAATTACAATTATGGCTTTTAGGAGGTACCTCTGATGGAAGGAGTTAAAAAAAATGTTATATAACCAGAGCAAACGTTATTAGAAACTTATATTTGCAAAGGTTGCAATCAGCAGGTAAAACAAAAAGAACTTATTATACCTATCGGTCCCCATAGAGGAGACAAGATTATTACTAATTATGGTTGTATTTGCGAGGATATTAAACTTGCAGAGGAAACAAAACATGCTCTTTATAGCCTGAAACGAAATAGACTGATAGATAACTTTAATTATTATTCGTTAATCAATAATTCATTAAAACAAGCAACAATAGAAAACTATAATCCTACTAGTATTGAGTTAAATAAAGTTAAACAAAAGGTATTGGAGTACATTAATTCATTTGATGGAGAACAAAACCTTTTATTTACGGGGAATTGTGGAACAGGGAAAAGTCATCTTTCTATCTCTATTACTAAAAAGTTAATGGAACAAGGGTATAAATGCTTGTTCTTATCTCTTCCTAAACTGCTAACTAAAATTAAGCGAATGTATAACAAGGGAGGGGGGATAGAGGATGAATTATTAGATATTATCAGGCAGGTAGATTTATTGGTAATTGATGATATTGGTTCAGAACAACAAACAGAATGGTCTACTTCAAAATTGTTTGAGATTCTTGATGATCGTGCTGGGAAAGCAACGATTTATACCACTAATTTAAGTAGTAGTGAACTAAAAAAACGAGTGAATGAACGGAATTTCTCTAGAATGATGGAAAATACAGAAGTTGTTGTTATGAATGGTGCAGATTACAGAAGGAGGGATTTTTAAAATGTGGAGAGGAATGAAAAGTGTAATGATGTTTACCCCGAATGACAGTCAATTGCAGACGGATAGAAAATGGCGAGAGCGGTTACAACAAAAAGGCTCTGATGATGGTAAATATGTACCAACGATAGATGAAACAAGAAAGTTTTTAAGAGAGCAGGAAGATAAAAAGAAGCGATACGCCTAATACCATCTTCTTTATTCCTGCTATAAGGTCTACGATTATAGTTTATTTATTTTCATATATAAATTCAAAGTTTTTAAAATAAAAGTTTATAAAGGAGTTTTTCTTTATGGAAAGACCTTTAAATCCCATGGAAGCACAGTATTTACAGGATTTTATCAAATGTGATGACCCAGATGGAAATGGTGTTTTACTGGATGCGTACGTAAGCAATAATGATGTAATTTACTATTATCTTATTTCTCCATCAAATACTGTTCAAGGATTTCTTTTACTTCGGCAATAA